CAATATCGAAATTCCCATATGCGCCGTATTCGTGGCGGTACTCGTTTAGGGTGATTGTCTCGCCGCATGACGAACAGCGCCAATGCTTGCGATCCTCTATCCATTCCCACGCGTGAATGTGCATATTCCTCCTATCGCTTCCTCAGCGCCTTCTTTACAGCCGCCTTGATAATCTCCTGTATCTTCGCTTTGCGCTCGCTTACAATTTGCTCCAGCCGCTTCCAGCCGATAGCACCCAGGAGCCGGTTGCCGCCGTACGCGTATTTAGCGTGTGGCACTTCGTTTACCAGGATAGTCTTTGCCCCTTCGCCTACGATCTGCCAGCCATTAGATAACTGCTGTGTGCGCTTGTAGGGCAGTTGCAGGCTGCCGTCATTCAGGGCTGCGAAGAACCAGCGCCGCTGCTTGTCGCTCTGGAACGGCGCGCCGTACACGCTTTCACGCGTTACCTTGCGGTAGGGTGGGTAGGCGCGGAGGACGTTCAGCATATATTTGGCAACATCATCCGTAACGGCGTCGCGTATGCGCCCGTCGCTGATATGCGCTATCCATGCCTGAAATTGTGCCTCATTCTCAAAGTCGATACCGAGTAGGTCGGTCATAGTAGGGGGGTCGCCTCTGCTAAAAATAGCTTATGCTTTTGATAAGGTTTATTATCCGAAACAATAACATTATCTCAAAATGGGGTATAATCTCCCTCGCGCCGCGCGTAATTCCTCGCTCGAAAAGGTAACGAAGTAAGGCTGGGGTTGCGCGGCGCTCATGGTTGTGGTATCCCTTTCTGCGTTACTGGTTCTTCCGTGTAAACCAGCTTGCATTGACAATTCCAGCCGCCACATTCCAGCATCCTGCCTTGTGGTCTGTATCCGCTGGCTATCCATTCCTCGGCGGTTGCTACTTTACCGTTTAACCCGATGCACGTACCGCAATGTTCCGCTGTGCTGCCTATCAGCCACTTATAGCGATCCTTCGGGCGCGTGGTCAGTTTTGCCAGATTGACCGTCTCGTTGTACCTGTTCACCCATAACTTAGCGCGTGCCAGTAATCCGTCAATCGGCTGGCCCGCTGCTGCCGCGTCCTCAATAGCCTGGGCGAAGTCCAGAACGTGATCCATCTCGCTTTCGATAACGCTCTGTAATACCGCCTCCCACTCCGGTTTCATATCGCGGTTGGGGTCAAGATCGTTGGCGCGCATCCCCTCATTCCACGCACGGCGCATCTGTTCCTCAATCAGCCGGATATGATCGTCAATAAACGCGCCCGCTTCCATGCGCCCATCGTAGAACGCTCGCACATCCTTACTCAGAACACGGTCATAATAACCAACCGTCTTGTGCGCCCCGTCCAGCATGGCGGCGATAGATAGCATGGCGTTTATTACGTTATGCCGCGCTTCAAGCATTGGCGGTAGCCTCCAATAAATCATTAGCCCGCTGTAACTCCAACGCAATCAGCGCCATTGGGTCAGCCGCAAGCGCCATCGCTCTGCGCTCGAATACGGCGCGCACATCCTCAGCGGTTGCCGCTTTCTTCAGCCCCGCCTTGATAGCGCCCCGCGTTGATAGCGGGATAATCTCGCTGGTGTACTCACACACCGCGCTGCCGCTTTCCTTCAGCCGCTTGATTGATTTACGCTCCCACTTGGCGAGGTCGTCATTCATGGCCTCCTGATTGTCGTCATCCTCATCCTGCGCCGCCTCCCCTACCCCATCGCCCATCTCCGCGCCTGGGTCCTCGTCCGGTTCTTCGCCCGTTTGTTCTATGATAGGCTGCGGCTCTGGCTCCGGTTCCTCCCCTGGCACGCCCATTGCCGCGCTGATTTGCACGGGCAGCAGGATGCCGCGCTTGTCCTCTTCAACGCCGGATACAATGGCAATCTTCTTGCTCTCATACCACCGCTCGCGCACCTCATCAATCGTATGCACCTGGGCGTATGTGGCGATCTCCTGCAATTCCATTGCCCGGTCTGTGATGCGGATGTCCTCAAACTCAGCCTTGAATGTGAGCTGCTTACTGTTGGCGGCGTAGCTGGGCAGGATGTTGGCGGTGATGCGCTCTGCAATGGATACCAGCATAGGCCAGACTGCCAGGTCGGTCAGCGTAGCCTTGCCCGTCTTGCTGTTGGCTTCTGTGGCGTTCACGGCCAGAATGGACGATAGGCCGGGGGCAAACATGGCGAACACTTCCTCTTTGGTGAATGTGCGCCCCTCGATAAATTCCATGTCGCGCATGGTGGCGGCTGCTTGTAACCAGGTCACGTTATCGCCCACGCCGCGCAGTAACATCTGGCTGCGGGTCTTGCTTGCTTCTTTGATGTCCGCCTTGATGATCCCCCACTCAGCCTCGTCTATCGTATCCTTGAAGGCGATAATCCCAGGCAGGCGGGCGTTATTCTCGCCAAATAATTCCTTGTTCCAACGCGCCATGTTCAGGTCTGTTGCCGCGTCGATAGCGATAGGCTCCACACGCGATAACCCCAGGAACATATTATTCGGGTGATATTCCTTGAAGTGGCATACTTGCCAGGGCTGCAACAATATCTCTGCGCTGTCACCTGGATCGTACATATACCCGCTGATAAAGCTGCGCCCGTCCGTCACTGGATAGATGCGCGAGGGCTGGATGCGCCATAGCTCCATGATCTCCGCTGCTTCGCTCATGCGGTTTAGATGCCAGTATGCGTTACCCGTCAGCAGAATGTCGCTCGCCGTTGCGCGCATGAACTCATAGCGCGATTGCAGCGGGTTGGGCTTGTGCATCAGGCTTTCGAATGGGTGGTTAGGTACGTCGCGCTCATTCTCGCCGCGCAGCTTCTTGACGCTCAGATCCACTGTTGCGACCATGTTCGCCACGACTGAGACGGCGATATTCACCCACGCCATGAGCTGATACAAGCTCGCCTGCTTCTCGGCTGTTCCGCGAAAGTCAAGGCCGTTAGGCTCATAGCTTGCCGCAGTAGCCAGTACCCAGGCCGGTATCTTCTTAACGTCCAGCTTGATGGCGTCAATCTCAGCCTGCACCTGCTTTGCGCTTACGTATCCCCACCGTGTTAGTATGTTGTCCAGTATGCCCATGTTGTCACCCTTATACGTGATCCACTAATCCCCGCGCTGCTGGTCGCATAGCAGCATCGTCCTCGTATGCGTACCGTGTACCGTCAATTATGTGGTTGTTCTTATCCACTGGCTCTCGAATTGCGTTGCCGTTTCTGTCCTCGCGCCACTTGTATTGCATAAACTCATTCTTGGTATTTATGCAAGATACGTCAATAACGATGGTCTGCTGTTGGAGCCATTGGATACCGTGCATTACGCTGTCTTTGCCCTTCTTTGCTCCAACCGCATTAACTCCATACTTGCGTAACTCTGCTATGCTCTTTGGTTCTGCGCTGTCGCACACCAGCCGATCTCTCCCAATAATGGGTATCAATTCCACCGCCAGCACGTCATTGGTCAACCCGCGCTCGTACAATTCCTCGAATATATAAATTGTCTTGTGCTTCCTGTCGTAGTGGGATCGCGATAAAGCGGCAGGGTCGCTCGAAAACCCGAAGTCCAGCCCATTGCGACGCGAGGTAAATAAAGACTGCATACCCGATAGGTCTTGGATAGACCAGTTAGTGAAGATGACATTTCCGAGAACGCCCCAGTTCCCGAGCGTGTAAACGTTGTAGTAATATTTATCTGTCTCATTCTCTAAATCCTCCACGTCATCCGGCGTCAAGAAACGATTGTGCACATACCACGTTTTCAGGATGCTCAGGCTGTCGCTCTTGTATTCTGTCTGACTATCCGTTAGCGATATGCTGCTAAAGTATTCCTCGTAAATCCAGTGTGATTGCATGATTGGATTAAAGCTCATCGTTAGCCGCTTTGGTATCTTTGGGTCGCCGCCGCGCTGCCGCTTGTATAACTGCTTCACTGTGGCGCGGTCCACTTCGGTAGATTCTTCCACCCACAAATCAGTAAACACGCCTTGAAGCGGGGTGATCGACTTTACTTTCTCAACATCATCCAACCCAATAAAAAGTATCTGGTATCCGTTCTCGCAAGTGATTACTAAATCTGTTTTGTTGGTCGTAAAAAGCTCCTGTAAACCCCAGTCCGCAATAACCTTTCTGACCTCGTTGAATACGCTGTTTCTCAGTGTTCTTCCTACTGCTCTACAAATCAAATAATTTCGACCACCAGCGAGTATGTCGTAAACAGCCCTCTGCGCCAGGAATACACTTTTCCCGCTACTCGATCCACCATAAAAAATCTGTGTGCGCGCCATATTATTTAGGTGCGGATAATAGACATCGTTAAAGGTGTCCTCTGGTATAACAACCCTATAATCAGGATTCTTGGACATCTACCGCAACCCTGTTTCTTGCTCGCGTTGCTTTGCGCTTTTCGATTGTCTCTTGCGATATTTTGCGCCCAATACCAGCCGCCCTTATCTTTTCCTTTGCTTCCTCGGTGTGGCGATAGCCGAGATTCTTTGCGCCTATCTTCTGCTTGGTATCATCTGAAACAGTATGACCGAGTAAGGTATTTCTTATCTTCTCTTTTGTTTCCTCGGACACATTGCGGTGTGCGCCGAGGCTATTCTGTTTACCCTTCATTCCATCCGATATTTTGCGCCGTGTCTCGCTAGACAACACTTTCCCGGTTTGCGACTGGCTTTGTTTCGCTCGATATTCTTCGCTACGAATAACGCCTGCAGCCCTGCCGGCAGTTGGCGATATGTTGTATTCGGGAGACATGCTGTCGATATAATACTGTTCTGTTTCAATCAGACTATCTTGCGAACACTCGGAAATTATTGTGAACTCAAAACTACTTTCACTAGAACGATCCCACGCCCGTTGCAAGTGGATGTTTGCGTGAAGCCCGCGCCGCAACAACCTGATATGCCTGCCCCAGCGCGTTTCAATTTCACAAGAAGATCCAATATATCTTTTGCCGCTCTCTTTGTTCGTAATCAAGTAAACGCCCGATGTCATTCGCTCCTACCCTTCACAACAACCTCGATTGTTTTTACCTTTTCCCCGCCACTTGTCACGTCTGTCTTTGTTGGCGCGTCCAATCCAAGTAGCTTTGCGCGGCGCTCCATAATCCGCAATATCCGATCTGTGTAGATAGGCTTGTGTTTGTTCTGCCACAAGACCGAAAGCAATTCGTCTAAACGCTCGACTTCCAGCTTCCGCAATTCGTCGGCTGGCTCTTGCAGCGTTTTGACAAGCGCGGTCTTTACCGCCTTGTATGCTCCGCCCGGTGTTTTGTATCCTAGCCTATCTGCAATGTCCTGATAGCGCATACCAGAGGCGCGCAACTCCAACGCCTCTATTTGCCTATCAAGTGCATCTACTTGCCGCTGCCCGTTTGCCATATCTACTACCTTAATCTACTTTATCTACCTTCGCCGTAAACACTAGCGGTATTTCCTCGCGCTTTGCTTCCATCAACATAGCCGCCTGTGGTATCGCCGTCTCCGGCAAGTCAAGCGTTATTCGCAAGCCGCCGTCTGCCAGCGTTTGCACCTTGTACACCGTCGCGGCAAACTCAATCCTTGCCGCGCTTGCGCTGTTCACGCCTGACTTCTCTCTTCGCATACCTTCTCCGCCTCCACAATTCCACCGTGCGCTCGTGCAGCCGCTTCCACGTCCACCACACCGGGGCGTCTGACTTAATATTCTGCCTGGATGATGGCATACGCCTCCCAGGTGTTGCCGCCTGCTACAAACTGAATTTCCAGCCTGTATGAATTGCCAGCCGTGAGCGATTGCAGAACAGGGCAGGTTATCACGTCACCCGTAGCCGATGCCGTGCCACTCAGGTTCGTGCTGGTAACGTCTTCGCGGGCGGTAGTTACGTCATAGCATTTCACCACTATGCTTGTGGGCGTGCTGCCCCAGGGCGTTGTGGTGAGCTGGTAGGCTATCTTTTCATCTGCGCCTTGCAGGAGCTTGCTTTCTTTCACTTCGCGGGATATGCTCATTCTCTTGTCTCCACTGTTAATCCGGCGGAACGGGTATATAAGGTCAAATCGTCGGCGCGTGCGTCAAGTGTCAGGTCGTCCGTGCGGGCTGCGACGGTGAAGGCGAGGCTGCGATTATCTAAAGTCAGGTCGTCTGTGCGCGGGTGCAGGGTAAGCATTACCCAATCGGTTACAGGAGTTCCCCCACTAAGAACCGTCGCTAGTGTACCAACCCAATTCAGAACGCCAGTCAGCGCCTTGCCGATCCGCTTCGTTATTCCACCCTCAGGCGTAAGCGCACCGGATAAGGCTTTGCCAGTCTGCTTTACCAGCGCCCCAACCGGCGTTAATGCGCCAGCCAGCGACTTGCTAACAGACTTCACAAGCCCGCCAGACGGGGTGATGCTGCCAGCCGTCGTCTTGTTCGTTTGCCTGGATAGCGCGCCCGAAGGCGCGAGACTGCCTGCCAGTGATACCAGCACCGTCTTGACGGCTGCCAACGCGCCTGTGGGCGTGATGCTGCCTGCGAATATCTTTGCGGCTAACCTTGCCAGCGCGCCTGTGGGGGTAACTGCGCCTGATACCGGCTTGCCTGCCCGCTTTGCTAGCGCGCCTGTGGGCGTGACTGCTCCGGCGGCTGCCTGGGTGTATTCTGTTCCGGCGGATGCGTCGGGGAACTCCGCTTCCATCCCGGTGATGATGATGGAGCGCGCCGTTCCAGCCGTACCCCAGGTAAACACGGCGCGGATACGCAGGTCTGTGTAATCGGTGATATTGCCAGCCTCAGCCTCGCTGATGGTGTGTGTCTTTGTGGCGTATGCAAGGTTGAAGGTGGTTGAATCTGATGTGCTTATCAGGGTCGTGCCCTGATATACATAGATCACACCCGCGCGGTTCACACCCGTTGATCCAGATGCCCGCGCCCTGATCTTGAAGATGTGGCCGGTATGCACGCCTGGGTCGGTGACGCTGCCGAGAGTACATTCGATAGTGCGCGTCTCACCGTTGTTCAGGAACCCTGTCTGCCATGCGGTAGTATCGTCATCCGGTACGCCGCTGTCGATGCCCTCGTCTAACTCGTCAAATGCGTCGCCATCACCGTCGCCAGCGCGCTGCGACCAGTCCGTTTTGCTAATATCAGCAACGGGAACTGCGTATTGCGCCATTAGCTACCGGCGGTAAGGGTTAGCTGATACGTAAAAGATATACTGTCACCCGATACAACGTTCACGGCGGCAAAGACGGTTCTATCCATCAGGGTCCCGGCAGTCACGTCATTGAACAGCCCATGCTCCGTGACGGCTTTGCTGGTGGTGTAGCTGATTGTGCCAACCGAGGAATAGATATACGTGGAAGCGCCTTCCGCTTGCGTGCCTGTGGCGCGGCTCTCCCCGTCTGTCGTCTCAATCGCGGTGTCGGCTGCGTTCTCTGCCGTGACGCCAACGCCCGCGTCGTGAAACTTGAAGTCGCCAAATACGGACGTTTCAGTCTGCAATTGATCCACGACAAAATTGACAAAGGCAGTCGTTACCACGCGGTAGCCCAGCACGCCGTAGCGCACAACGCTGCCATCGGCGCGGAATAGCACGGCGGATAACTTGCCGTGAAATGTGCCGATCCCGAATAGCTTTGCCACCGGCGCTACGACGAACACGCCCAGCCACGCGCGGATGAACGCGGGGCGGGCGTAGTTTGCCAGCTTCCAGCGTAGGCCGGGGCTGCGTGCCTTGATTTTCTTCGCCACTAGCTTGCCACTCATTGCAATATCACCGTTCATGTTAGCTCCTCATAAACTCCTATCCCATAATCCCAAATCGCAATCTTCCCAATCTGCCACGATGCGGGCGCTGTACCACTTCGCGCCGTTCTCCGCGTCCCACCCGGCGACGGAGGCAACCGCAAGCGCGGCGGGCATCCACTCGCTAACGGGGTCGCCGTCGAATGGCGTCTTGACCACTTGCACCCAATCACCGTGTTCGCTCATAATGTATAAGGCCAGCCCCACCCGTCGCGCATCCCGCTTGTGTCGCCATGACACTAGCACCCTCTGGCTATTTCACTCCGCTTTACAGAAATCCTTACTCACCCACACACTCAGCTTGTACCAGTCGCCGCTTTCGCCTTCCACCTTTAGCCGGCTGTTCAGCGTTGCGTAGCCGCCTTTATTGTCGGCAAGCACCTCAGGCGAATGTCGCAGGTTCAGCGCCCACGCGGTAGTCCGCACGTATTCGGGCAGCTCGACTACCGGAGGCGGAGGGGGTGGCGGAGGTGGTACAGGCGCTCCCGTCTCATGCGGCATCACACCGAAAGCCGCCTTGAAAGCCTCGCGGTCACCGTTGAAGCGGTTCAGGTCAATCTTGGCGCTTGATACGCCGTATTCAGATCCCAAACTTGGCACGGCATACTGCCAGAATGTCCACGTGCGCGGCTGGTTGATGTTCACCCATTCAGCGGGCAGCGTTGGCTGTGCGGCGGTTGTCCAATGCGCCACCCAGAGCCGGCGGTTCTTCGCCCAATTCGTCAGCGGCATGTTCGCGTTCCAAAAGCCTGGGGAGGAATAGATTGCAAGCTGCTTTCCGGTTACTCCCTCGTAGCGATTGACTAGCTTTTCCAGCCAACCAGCAAGAGCTTGCTTATCCAGCCCGCCCGTTTCTTCCACGTCCATTACGGGAGGCAGGTCGCCAGAGGAATACCGCGCGAAGTTATCCGCGTGCTTATCCCATGCCTTGCCGGGCTTGACGTACCAATACAAGCCATAGGGTATGCCGTGCGCGTTGCAGCCGTTGATATACTCAACCAACCTTGCGTCAATGGTATCGTTCCCGTATCCGGCGCGCAGGTACACGAAATTCACCTTCGTTGCCAGCTTCGCAAAGTCCACCGCTCCCTGCCAGTACGACAGGTCAGCGCCTACCACGCTCCAGGCTGGCACAATCGTCAGCGCGTTGGTAAACGGTAGCGCCCGCGTCGGTTCGCCAATCGGGTAGTATGCGAAATTGGCACGCATTGGCGCGCCGCACTTCCGGCAGGTTAGCGTCTCAAATCCGGGCGCTACTTCGTTTACACTTCCGCAATAATCACAGGTGACGGTTATTAATGTCATTGGCACTCCTTATTAGCATTAAGCTAACTTCCGGTTCTGATTACATTCTGTATGCAGTTAGTAGGCAAAAACTGATGCTTTCTGCACACAGAGTATTATCTTTCAGCTAACCTCTCGCGTACCAAAGCAATGTGCGCCTCGCCGATGATCTTTAGCCAGGGGATAGGCGTTCCGGCGTTGCGATACTGGTCAATGTAATCCTGAAAGCGGGCGAATATTCTTTCCTCTTGCCCTTCACGCGTGCGCTGCTTCCATGTGTCGCCCCAACGCGCTTGATCCGCTTCAAGCTGCTTGGTCAATGCTTCGACTGTCTCTGGTAGATAATCAATCAAAGTCTTATCCATTCGATTGTCCTTTCTTGCGCCACAACGCCTGCCGCGACCTGTTCAGTATCATTTCCATCTTGCCGTCCTGCACAGCGCGCAGCAGCCGCTTGCGGGCTATCTCAGTCGGCAGCCCCATCTCGGCGGCGATGTCGGCTGTCTTGGCGTAGCCCTGCGCGGCATAGTCGGGATACTCTGCGTCAAGATAGCGGGCTATCTCGGCGGCAATGTCGTCTGTGGTTATGCTTGTATCGCCCATAGTCTCCCTGCTTTCGGCTCTCTGCTAAACTTGTGTACTTCCGCCTGCCCGTCCTCGCACAGGATCACCAGCCCACCAACGTTGGATCGGCTGTGAACAGCCCCGATCCGGTATGCAAACTCAGTCATCAATGACCAGGAGGGCATACAGATTGCGCGGGTGTGGAAGTTGTCGAAGCTGTCCGCTGTGCGGTGGTTGTGGCTTCTGATAACAAAGTGTGGCGGCGGTGCATCCATCTCTAAATAACGTGATCTGGTAAGGTACGCTATCTTGTTGGCGGCGTTCTTCTCGGTCCAGGGTAGTGACGGCATACCGGCATGGTGCGCTATGTCCAGCCGTACACGGTCAGCCACTAAGCGCAGGTGATAATGCGAGTACACGCCTTTCGACGCGGGTACGGTGTGATCGTAGTCTGCCGCTATCGCTTCCTCCAACCAGCCCGATTTGCCAGTGTGCGCCATCGTGCCACGGATAACGTACAGGCTGTCTGTCCATAACATCAGCGGGTCAAGCGTCTCTCGTATGATTGCCTGAATGGTCGCTTTGTTGGCGGTGATGATTTGATTGCTCCGGCGCTTGGTATCCAGCTCGCCCAGGTCGCCGTTCAGTATCGCCACCCGCTTATAACCTTCTGTTAATTTCTGCGCCCAGTCGTTGAACTCTAGCCATGATTTCCACAGCCATCTTTGACCGGGTGAACTATTGTAGCTGCCGCCGTCATCCAGATTGATGCGCGGCACACTCAGACCAACCGTTGAATTTATGTGCTGGTCTGATGTCACTATGATTGCAGTTTTTGTCAAGGTTCAAATGCCCCTATGCTTTCGCTATCCCGTTGGCTTTCTTGCGGGTGCGCGGGGTCTGCTCTAATTCTTCGAGCTGCGCTTCAAGCACACCGACCTTCTGCTCAAGCTCCGCGATCCTTGCATCCTTAGCCATGACAACATCCTCCAGCTCGCGCCGCTTCTGTCGCTCGGTTTCTAGTTTGCTTTCCAAATCACATACACGGGTATAGAGCTGCTGGTTACGTTCTTCGAGCTGGTCAAATGCGGTTGAGAGTAGCGTAAACTCATCACGCTTGGCAGTCAGTTTGTCCCTCTGGGTTGATAGAATAGCATCCGATCTCTGCTTCATTCCGTTTGCAATGGCTACGAATAGGGCGGTTACCGCTGCCAGTATTGCGATGATTTCAGCTGCGCTCATAGTGTGGCTATCCTTGTATGTCGTGATCTTTCATGCGTTCCAGCAGCAGCGCGGCGTCCCACTCTGCCATAGCCGCCTTGTCCTCGCGGAGCTGCAAAATAGCCTGGATATTCTTCCCAATGCTGACGATATACTTCCCAACTACGATAGCGCCCAGGATAATCTTGGGCGAGTAATCAGCAAGCGCATCTGCCCAGCCGGGGATCTCCACATTCAGCACGCCCGGCATGATTGCTAATATCTCGCAGGTGATCCATACCCAAAAGTAGACAACGCCATCTTTGAGGAAGCGCGGGGCTTCCTCCCAGGTGAATGTCCCGTTCTGCCAGGCGCGCATCGCCCCGGTGCCGAAGTCTAGCAGCAGCACGACGAAGAAGGCGATAGCGACGGGCGGGAGACCCATCGCCCATAATTTGAGTAGTCCAACATCGAAAACGTTTGCAAACATGTGACCTCCCTTGATAGGCAAATAAAAACGCCGCAACAATGTCCATTTCTGGAATTGTTACGGCGAGTAACCGTGAGGCAAAGCAGCCGAGGCTGTACCCCAACTCGTATTTAGTTATGCCGGTCAGGAACGGAATTGCACCGTCTCAGGCTCTAGTCCTGTTTATCGTATGTGGGTGGCGTTTGCAACCGCGCTCGCTGTCCCCACCGCCCTCCGGCTTGTTACAAGTATAGCACACTTATTCTACCGATTCAACAACCAATTTTTCAACGTCCAGTTCTTCCAATAAACCATGATATTCTTTGCGCCATTTCTTGACAAGCGATTTTAGCCGATCTGCTTTCCACGTTATCAGCGTCCGGCAGTCCGGGCATACCATGAGTATGCTGTAATGAATATCGCCCTTGCGGACTAATACCCCGTCCACTTCGTAGCCGACAAAGTAGCCGCAGTCGTGATAAAAGCGTTGTCTTTCGCCGTCCCCCTCTGTTACCGTTTTGGTAACGTATTCAGCCTGTGGTTCGGTCACTATTCGCCTCCCTCTCGTTTGAGTCGTACTCGGTTATCGCCCCGCACTGGCAGGTGAGCTTGATTTCTATCCGCTTGCCTTCCGGTACTCTGAATGTCCACGCGCCCGCGCAGCCCTGGCATACAACCATGTGCATATCCTTCGGTATGGTGACGCGCTCAAATATCTCCATGCACTCGTAGCACTGGAACGTCTCGACCTTATAGCCGTCGCCGTCCGTCTCGCTGCTTGCCAGCACGCCGCTGGTTTCAGCCTCGCAGTAGGGGCAGAATATCTTTTCAGTCATCCCGTAATGCCTCCGTGTATTCCTTGACAGCCGCTATCAGTTCAGCCTTTGCGCGGTCAAGGCGCCGCTCCGCGCTAAAAACGCCAACGCCAGTTTGCCTGCAATAGACAAACTCCGTAGTGGCATTGACAAGCTCTGCAATCAATTCGTCTAGCACCTCAAAGAATTCAGGCTCACTCATTTCCTCGCCTCCCATTCTGCCCGCGTCTGATACCACACTATCCAGTCGCGCCCGTCAAAGCGCGGGATGCTGGTCACATAGCCTTTCTTCTGCCAGACGCCCATAAGCTCGACGGCGTGGCGGTAGGATTGGCAGAGGATGCGCGTGGTCATGGTGTGCGCTCCGTTGCGTTGCCATCGCTTGTAGTCCCAGTAAACGTGATGCCTGTTGCATTGTCTCCAAACGTTCCGGTATCAGTCCACTCGGTTTTGTTGTCGCCGGTGCCCAGGTGCGCCCACACCTCATCTTCCTCTGGGTTATTCATTTCTTCCCACGCCCATGCGGGCATCCACGCCTTTGCGCTTTCGAGCTGGGCGCGGAGGCGGGCGTTCACTGCTTGCGCTTCCTGCAATTGCCTGTCCAGCCGCCTGACCGTAAACCGCTCGCGGTCTGCGGCGGTGGCGGCGTCTATCA